TCAGCTACACACCTGAACGGTACCGGTCAGCGTGTAAATGCCGCCTGAACTGGTGAACGCACCGATCTCTAGACGAATAAATCCCCCAGCGTTTCTAATTATAATACCCATGGATGAATTAGGGTCTGCGCGATTTACATTCACACCATATATATCACCATATAACTTAACATCTCCTGTACTGCTTGTCAGAATCAAATTAAATTTTGCAAATGTTGTATCCCTGTAAACAATTTTTGTATCCAGCAGCACGGTTACATCTGTGTTTCCTGGGGCAAATGCTTGGTGAGTACAAAATGCAACCTGATTAGGGTAGGTTCTACCTGTATCACCTGAAAAATGAAGAGGGATAACACCAGATGTTGATATGTTTTTAGATAAAATGTCCCCGACAGACACACCGGATCTATGGGAGATCAATGATACATTACTATTTGAACCTGAAATTATATTAGATGGTATTGTAGTTGATCCATCAATGACTTGAGGTAAGTGAAATTCCATAACGGTCCCAGGGTTAGATAGGTCAACTAACCCTCTATATGTAAATCCATTATCTTCAACACCTACATTTACAATGTCATTTGATTCATGCCATATACCTCGAACAATGCCGCTGCCAGAACCCTGAAAAATAACATCTGTGAAATTAATGTAATTGGATATCCACTCAGCATTAATATATGTTGAATGTAAAAATGAGAACAGAGTTCCACGGATTGCCTCAAAGTAGTTATTATCCCACTTCATTCCATGATACTCACCATCAAAGGAGAATCCGCGACTACCCCCCTCAAATGTACAGTTAGACCATGATAGTGCCGCCCCACCATCAGTGAAAGAGTAAGCCCATTCAACAGTAGTTGTTACTCTTTTAAATTCTATGGCATTTGACGACTTGCCAAAAGAAAAGAAAGGAACTGATACTTCTGTTCCTCCTGATGCATAAATGTCCTCATACACTGAATAGAACATATTCCTACCATCAACACCCTGTCGGCAGTTGCTGAATTTGATATTTTTCAACCAGCAACCTTTCAGGAAGTCATTAGCTCTCAGGAATGTATATGCATCAACAACATAAACATTATTAAACGTCGAGTTCCAAACAATTTTTGTTTCATCGGGAGCCGAAATGTTACTTACTAGTAAGTCCCCTTCCAGCGTGGCCGTCTCAAAAGTAGGAAGCGTTGAGCCTGACCTGAACCCCTTTATTGTTGCCCAGCGGAAATCCATTTGTGTATTCGAGGCGAATAAAACGGTGCCTTTTATGAGATAGGTTTTCCCAAAGCTGCCGAGGATAGTGCCACCACCCCGCTTCGCAATATCAAGCGTTGCGGCATTAAATCCTGCTGTATCATCGTTAACGCCATCACCTACGACCCCAGGGTAATCGTCAAAGAAGACAAGGTGATTGATTTTATTCTTTGCAGTGTTTAAAGAATCGAGTTCTGTCTGGAGATTGTTCCCTGATGCAGTGCCTACAATCGAAGCGCCGCCGTTAGATGCCAGCTCTGTTCTTAACTGGTCAGGGTCATATTTTAGCACGTTTGGGTAATAGAACTGCTGCACTCCATACGCGTCATATACCGCCATTGAGTGGCCTTGCACAGTGACAAATTTTGCAACCTGTCCGTTGTATACCGGAAACCCCCCGGCGTTTATAGCGATAGGCTGGGATACCGGCACATGAGATCCATCCTCATTTTCTAGGTATATCTGTATTTGGTTTGATGGGATGGTTGGGTCTGTATCGATTTTACCGATGTAGATTTTCCCATTTGAAACAGCTTTAAAGGAGCGAGCAAGGGTAAAGAGCTGCGAAGGCATGCTTATTATAACATTGGCGGTGATATCTGACATTTATTGTGCTCCGGGCGCAGCAAATCCACACAGGTTAAACTTGCGTAGCTTTGCTATAATTATGTTAATTGTGTTGAATATGAATTCAGGAGATTAAAATGATTACTCTGGTGTACATCGGTTTCATCGTATTCACAGTTGCCGCGATAATAGCTATAGGAACAATTGGTACATTAGTTGAAGGACTAAGAAAAATTAGCAACGCAAATGCAGAAGCCATATCCAAACTTCAGGATGAGGTTTTTTATATGAAAATAGAAATTGAAAAATTAAGATCCGAAAGCGTATCAGAAAATAATTACTCTCGCGCCGCCTGAGGAGCTATGACTGGTCTAGCTATGTTTGCTGCGTTGTTTAACGCTCGCTCATATGCTGGAGTTCCAGGCTTAGTGTTAGCAAGCCTCAGCAATGCGTTTCTTACCGGCTTCGACTCATAGACTCGCATAGCTAATCCATACCCAGACTCTGCCGCCAAAGATGCGCCTTTAGAAGCAACCCCCGAGCCGAGCCTCAAAGGGTTGGCAAGCGCTTGACCAGTTTGCGTAACAACATTTGCTGAGTCAGCACGAGAGGTCTCTCTGAGAACATTATGTAAAGCATCTAGCTCCTTCATATGCCTTCCACTGAATATGGTGTTGTATATCTCGCCTCCTGACTGACGTTTTAACTTGTTTACCTCAGTAATGAACTTAGCAGGTGAGCCGCCCGTTTTTTCCGATATACGGCTAATGTATGCCGCTCTCATGGCATCCTTACCTTTATCATCAAGCGCAGGCCAGATACGTTTGATATCTGATGCATTGCGGCTATACACGACGCTATTGATAAGTTCAGGTGTTGCCTGATTTGTCGCGCTGTTCAAGTTGGTGGCAATCTTCTTGTTCAACACCTTGTTGTAGATATTCGAGTAATCTGAGTTAGCCTTGATGTAGTTAGCGGCCTCTTGTGGACCGAGGTTTTTACCGACAGCACCGCGCAAGTCTCTCGTCATCGCATTCTCAATGCGGTTTGTGATCGCCTTTGCCTGGTCAGGAAATACCATTGCATCCCCCTGAACATTAGACCGGAAAGCCGTCCTGTGCTGTTTTAACAGATCGAAGTCAATGTTTGGATTTGAGAGCTCTGACTTTAAGTTTTCCAGCGTTGACACCAGGTTTTTATCTGCGGAAGTACCAAGGCGATTAAGTTTAACCAGGCTGTCATCAATCGCGGTCACTGCATTGGAGGTTTCAACAGGTGTTGTACCCATCTTTTGTGTGATGCCCTCCAGCGCTTTACCCGCTACATCCCTGCGCCCTTTTAAATTGCTTGTTAGCGATTTTACCACATCGTCAGGGTTGTACTCTCCAAATTTATCGAGGTAATTAGATACAGCCTTGCTTCTGGCTGCCTGCTGAGCCTCTCGCTGCGCTCCGGTTCCTAGCAATGCCCCTTCACCTCCCTGAACGAGCCCCTTACCAAAAGCACCAAGATTGTTCACAGGTACAGCTACATCAGATGTCATCGGTGTAATGCCAAGTGACTCGGCATTCGCTATAGTCTGTGCGGCTTCTGGGGAAATTGAGCCTTTAAAAGCTGTAATGCCACGCCCAATTCCTTTTGCTGCAGCAGATAAAGCCCCCTGAGCACCAAGGTTTATTGCTGCATTCTGAGCCACATTTCCAGCAAAATCACCCTGCTGATTCGTTGCGTCAGAAATGGATCCAGCAATCATATTGCCTGCCACTCCAAGCCCTGGTGTTAGGTAGTTCCCTATGGACTCCCCTGCCTGAGCATATGGGTCAGTTGGACGATCTACCGGGCGATAAACATCATCGAGAACCTTTGGCCCGCCAAGACCCTGACTGATGGCATTAATTAAACTAGCGCCACCTTGTAAAGCGTCAAACGGGATATTTATCAGACCTCGACCAGCCTGCTCGGCAGCATTGCCAAGGTCAGACAGGAATCCTCCCTGCTGCTGTGGAGCTGCCTGAGATTCCGGTGCCTGTTGCTGCTGTGGTGCCTCCTGAGAGCCTACAGAAGAAGGGTATGCAGAGTAGAATGCATCACGAGCAGCAGCCCAATCGTCGCCACTAACTTTTGGTGCTACCACGGTATCAAAGTATTCCGCTTGCGCCTCCGCTTGCTGCTGAGGATTGAGAGCCTGAAATTTCTGAGAGGCGATCACATCTTTCCATGCCTTTGCCATTAATCACCCCATAGAGAAGAATATCCGCTTGCCTGTTGAGGCTGAGAGGTTTGCTGCGTCGGCTGACTCTGTTTACCGCCGCCGATGTTTACGTTGTACTGTTGGTTGTATTGATCGGTATATTGCTGGATGTCTCGAATGGATTGTTGCAATGCGTCTGGGCTCGAGTAATCAATTTGCGGCATACTCTGGAAGTACATTTTGGCTTCTGGCACAGTATTGATACCGCTAGCTCCCATGTCTTTTGCCGCTGCAATGCCTTGGTTTTGCATTCTCCCCTGAATCCTTTGCGCAGCGTTAAAGAGCATCCTTTGGTCCTTACCTCCCAGGCGACTCCTGACATCGGCGGTCCAGGTTGGGCTGCCTGATCTTCCTGTCAGCCCTGTCATGAAATCTAAATCGCTTGAGCTAGCATTCTGAATTGAGTCGATGTCTTTTTTCATCGCATAATTCTGGGCGGATGCGGCTGATGTTGGTGGGGCTGCAACAGCGCTGGCAGGAACGCGGACCATATTTCCAGCATCATCCTTGCCTTCGTAAAAGGCGCTGGCTCCGGCACCATGCAACTTACCTGATACGGTTACAGTTCTGCCGTCTGCTAACTGCACAGTGTTATCGCCTCCAGTGTCTGGTCGACCACGAACACGGAGGTATGTTTGTTGCTGTTCAGGTGAAAGGCTGTTGAAGTATTGATACTCACGAACAGATGCTGGAGTAGCGCCTCCTGCAGATCGCATCGAGTTCTGGGCGCTAATGTCTTGCCCGCGGCGAGCAGTTGAGGCACTAATATCTTGGCCGCGTATCTGAATCGACTCTCCTGCCTTATTACTGCGAGCGGTTTCGTCTAACTGCTGCTGCTTCTGCTGCACATCAAACTGCTTATCAACCGGCATTGTTGCCATGCGAGTTGCATTCAGAAGGCTATTGAACTGCTGCGGGCTTTGCTGGAATAGCTGAGATGCCTGATCAGGTGAAACTCCAAGGCTTGCCAAAGCTGGTGCGTTCTGTTGAATTGCGGCCTGAACTTGGGAGGCGTCACCTGATGAGGCGGCAACGGAGAGCTTGTTTAGCGCCCGGTTAACAAAGGCGGCATGCTCAGAGCCCTGAATGCCAATTTCTTGCTGAATATTTTGAGCAAACTCTGGGAACTGTCGGCGCAATGCTGGAAGCTGATCAGGTGTCGCGGAAGATATGGCATTGTAAAATGCGTCACGACGCTGATTTTCCTGAATCGCCTGTTGGTTTTGCATCTGCTGACCAACTAATTGCTGCTGGCCCAGCATGTTTTGTGTCTCAAGGAGAGCTTCCCTACGAAAATCAGGAATCATGTCATAGTAATTAATGGGGGCACCGAGACCCTGCAAACCCTGAAAAGATGCCATCAGAACATACCTCCACCCATCATGCCGCCGAACATGCCCGTGAATTGATTGACGTCCCTTGATGCGCCGTTGTTAATGCTGCTATTCGCACTTGCTGCAACCTGCCACGGTAGCGCAGCTTTACCTGCCTGAATCTGTCCCTTCTGCTGATACATTCCAGCCATTGTGTTGCCTTGCCCAACGGCATAGTTGCCCAATGCATTGGCGCTTTCAGCCCCCATGCCAGCAAGCCCCATAAGCTGGGCGTACATGTTCTGCTGCTGGTTTGTCATGTCAGCAAGATAATTTTGACCCAACATTGGAGCAATTGACGCTAGCATATTGCCGGTCGATGTTGACCCCAGACCACCGGTAGCCTCAGCAGAATTGAGCCCCTGATATCTGGCTTGATTGGCAAGCATGTTGAACTCATTGCTATTGAAGTACTGATTTAACAATGCTTCACGGTCGATCGGTTTTCCGGCAAGGCCCTGTAACCCTGCTAATGCAGACTGTCCGGCCTGTTCATAAGGGGAAAGCCAGTCAACAGCCTGTCCGTACCCCTGCCGAACCTGATCCATGGCCCGGTCTTGGTATTTATTCTGCTGCGTGGCCGCTTTACTTGCTCCGATACCGCCGAGAACACCAGAAACAGCCCCGCCGATACCACTAATTGCACCGCCCATGATATTCTCCCGGCTCGCGCCACATAATAAAAAAGGCGCTTTCGCGCCCGTCAGTTGTTGTTAATGTCTGTATTGTTCGGTCGCCGAAACCCATGCGTCTGGCGTAATTGCAAACCTTTGGTCTGTCTGTGATTATCACCGCTCTCAATCTATGCATGCCAAATAGCTTGAGTATCTCCGCGCCAGCTAGACGGCACTCTTTCCATCGCTTACGATCCATTGCAATATGTATATCGAGGAAATAGCCCTGATTCACGAGAGCGAAAACACAGCATCCATTCCACAGAAAATATTCGGCACCAGGATCAACCCAACTATCGACACCCCACATCCTCATCAACTGTGAACCAGTAATTTCATCGATGATCATCATGAATCTATCAACCCATGCCCAGAGGATGCCCCCAATGCGTTCTGTAGCGCCACGACGAGCCTGCGAACTTCCTGCAGCCCTGATGCTATGGACTGCACCTCCGACTGCGTGTATGTGGAGCTGACAGCGTATGATGCACTACCGTTGATTCCTGCTTTTGATGAGGTGCCGATGGAAGCAGTCCAGCCTGTATTGCGAACACCGACAACCTTTATGCCGCCAACTGAATACGAGGTTGTTACGCTTAATGGAGATGCTAGGGACTGCGATGCGGTTGCAGATTTAGAAACATAATCGCCCTGAATTGAGGTGATATTGTTTTCTGCCGCAGTTACTCGAGACGTCAGTCCGGAAACACTGGTCTGCAGAGTTGTTATATTTCCTTCTGCAGTCGTTACGCGAACAGTAAGTGCAGCGATTGCTGCTGTATTTCCTGTTATCCGTACTTCATGGTCATCAACTTCGACACGAAGCGCAGAAATCCTGCTTTCATGATCGGCAAGAATCACATCCTGCTCTTCGTTCTTTATGGTTGCCTGATACGCAAGGTCGTTAGCATTGTTTGATGCATCAGCAAGGTTTTTCAGGTCGGTTGTTTGCTGAATTACATACAGTCGGTAAGGTAGAGAGAAGCCAGGTGGGAGAATTGTTGCATCTATCCTTGACGCCTGAACTTTTACTTTTTGCGGTTCATCTGCCATTATTCAATCCTCACCTGACAACCTGATAGCGTGACTGGTGAACTGGTTACAATGCGCACCTTGAAGCCGATATTCTTGCGTATGCGGCCAAGCCGCCGCCATAGGGCTCTTCGGTCATAAACAAAAGGCGCGTTCCATGGAATCATCTGCTCTCGCCCGAAGTTGATGCCGTCTGCAGTAGCGGAGATAAACATCCTCTCAGCTATCTGCTCGACACCAGTCGATGACTCCAGCTCAAAATCAAACACCCTGGCGTTATCTGCTTTGAATAGCGGGGTAAATAACAAATGCTCCTGATGCTGGCCGTACTGACTTGAAATGTTTGTCTTCAGCGTACCAACCTGCCCAGATAGCTTATCTCCGCAGCTGATTGAGTTCCCTTCATAGCAGAAATCAATTCCACGATAGACATCATCACCTAACCCGGTTTTTAGGATTGACCACTGAGCGCCACCTTCGGTCACCGATCCGTCGAAAACCAATACGTGTTTTGTGAGGTGGATTAGCAGAAGCTCGTGCGACTCAAATCTCGTCGTTTCCATCACTCCAGAAGCGAGATCTTCAGCAGAATAACTCTGCAGAATCTTCTCTACAGTTGCCGTGGCAATCTGTTGGGCAGCACCTGAGTTGATGATGTATACGGATGGGGCTCCGGTAGCTGGATGGCTGATGATTGCATGGGAGTCAGCAAATTTTGTTTTGCAGTATGTGCCAGCTATGCCCTTCTGAACCATCATCGATGGCTGAGACTGATAAACTGCAGCACCCACTGCTGATGTTGCTCCCGTTAGAGAGAAATACTCAATCGTTGACGCACCGAAGCAAACAACAAAGTCCCTCCAGTTATCTATGCCGATAATACCGTCAGGCTGGCTCTCTGCGCGATACTGAGCGCTGTATCTGTCCGGCTTTGACTCATCCTCCAAGTCGCTTATGAAGAATGAATCGGTGCCGTCTTTACTCCATACATAGCGAGACCTGTTTCTGCAAAGGTCCCTTACGCTGCCAAGTTCATACTGAGTGTTTCCGCTTGAAACAGGCCAGTTCGACAATGTTTTAACTGTCCCGTCATATCTATAAAGGGTCATTGTTCCATTTGCACCTACCGCCTGACTGTTATAGCTATAAGCCAGACTTGCCCTTGCGCTGCCAACAATATTTCCAATGGAGCTTTCCCCCTTATAAATCCTCCCGCCGCATACTCGATAAACAGCATTTTCATGCGTATTAAACATCGCGCCACGAGATACTCCATCAACATCATTTCGCTTTTCTATGCCAGGGAACGACCGAAGGTAGCCATTAGCGCCCACAACCTCCTTGGGCGTGGCCAGCATATTCACCGGCAGATAGTCGATGTAGTCGGCGTTTCGGTAGTCTTTACCCGTTCCCTTCATCAGAGGAAGTTGCTGGATCGGCATCTTTTTGTTCTCCCGGGAAGAAATGCCATCCATTCAGAGTGGCGAAGCTATTTCCGCTACCGATAGGCATCCGGTTCGGATAAGGCGCTCGTTTGGCGCGACTGATAGCCGTGTTTTTGACGAGCAACTCTTTGCCATTGCGGGCGGTGGTGATGACTTTAGCTGTCGGCTCGATGGCGTAATCAGGTGCGATGCGGCAGGCCAGATTGAAAACCACAGCACTGACTGCGCTGGAGCGCATGCCGTGGTCGTCGCCTTCGGCTGGCGGGTCATCAGGATCGGTGAACTCATACCCGGTGATGATGCCCTTTCCGTCCTGGTACCACTCAGCCATCATCGTTTCGAGGTCATCAACGCCGTCCTGCATTGAATGCGGCTCAACGTCGGTGAGCGTGGCATCAGAGGCGACGCCCAGCTTACGCAGCGCCGCCCTGACGATGTCACCCTTAGTCGCTATCTGCATTGTCGGCCGCCTTAGGCTTTGGCCCCGGTTTCTTGCGTTGAGCTGGCTCTGGCTCTGGCTCTGGCTCTGGCTCTGGCTCTGGCTCTGGCTCTGGCTCTGGCTCTGGCTCTGGCTCTGGCTCTGGCTCTGGCTCTGGCTCTGGCTCTGGCTCTGGCTCTGGCTCTGGCTCTGCAAGAGGGTTCACCAGATCATCAGGATGAGCAAACCAGCCAGCATCGAGATACTCCTGCAGATCATCTTCTTCTATAATCTCGAAGTCGTAGCCAACACCCTTCCACTTGCTCATGTCGCCTTGGCGATACACCATCTGTGTCATGTTCTGCCCCAGAATGAACAAAGGGGCCGAAGCCCCTTGAAGATTAGCGATTACGCCTGATCAGCCAGGCCAACGCCGATTGACTCAGGTCGGGTTGCGTTGACGCCATACCAGACCGCGATACGGCACAGGCCAGACAGGGTGTTGATGTCGCCCTGCGTCGCGAAGATGCCATTCAGGCCCACCTCAGGGATGGTGAACGACTTGGTCTTCATGCCTGCGAACAGTTCGTGGTTAGCCGGGATTGGCTGGCTAACGATGCGGATCGCGTCATCTGCCCAGAACACGTTGGTACGTGCAGTGGTGGTGTTGAGTACGTTTACCGCCATGCTGTTTGCCAGCGAGGTGTTCACGTTGGCATAAGCACGCTGCTCAGGCGACAGAGAGGTGTCATCCAGAGCGATCGGCTTAGGCGTAATCTCAACATGAGTACCATCAACAACGCGCACGACAGAGAACGTCGCATCCTGAGCCAGCAGGTTTTTAGCCATCTGGCCGAGGAACTTAACGCCGGTAAAGCTGATTTTGTCGCCGCGCTTCAGGCCGGTAGTGGAAGAAAGCACCACATTAGCCAGGCGGTTATCGACGTTACGCTTGTTGCCATCTGCATCCAGATCCCACGCTACAGGCTTGAACTTCTGTGCGCCGCTGACGGTCAGCCCGGTGGCGGTTGAAGCCGGGAGTACTGGCAGTTTAGGCGAGCGCAGGACGTCATCAAAGCCAGCAACCTGACTCTGAATGGTGCCGTTTTTGTACGCATCTTCAGGGATACGACCGAACATGTCGCGGTTAATCAGATCGTGACCGGCTGCCTTGTAGTCCTTCGGGTTGAAGAAGTAAGACAGGCCAGAATCACGGTTAAGCTCACGCGAGAACATGATTTCTTCTGCATCAGCCACGAAGTCCCAGCCGGAACCGGCAGCTGCACCGATCGGGTCATCGCTGGTTACGACCAGAGATCCCATTTCAGCAGCCAGGTTCGCAACCTTAACTTCACAGTTGCTTGCCAGTTTTTTTGCGGCTGCGTTAATGCGGCGGCGATATGCTGTTTCATCACGCAGATCGTCAGCGCGCAGCTGGAAGAAGTCGTTATCCGGCTCGCCCAGGCTTACAGGAACGTTAAGCTCCAGCAGGCCAGTTGATTTACCGGTTAAGTCCCAGCCTTCCTGCGTTGGAGATTCCTGCTCTACAGGCATCCAGATTGTGTTGCTGGAGCGCTGCATATCGCCAGCAGGCGGCGTGTATTTGCCTGCCTTCTGCGCCATTGGTGTCAGGCTGGTAATGGTATCAATGATTTCATCCACTGCCAGCGTAACGATTTGACCTTCGTTCAATGCCATTATCGAATTCCTTTAAGTTTTGCCTTTAGCTTGCGATAGGTCTCTACATCGCCCTTGCTTGATGCTGCCTCCATCGCCTTGCGCATCGCATCGACGTTAGCCGCCGACACATCGCCAGTGAGGGATTGATCTGCAGGGGGAGCGGACGAGACCTGTTGCCCGCGAGGCTTGAGAGTTAAGCGTTCTGAGAGTCGAGTTAGTTCAATCAGCGCGGACTGCCCGTCCATCGCCAGTAACTGGCGGGCTTTCTCGGGGTTGGCCCCAAGGTGATACATGAGCGCGGCGGATTTCTCAGGGAAGAGGCGCATGATGTCAGTCGCCACCGGTACGGGAACGATCTGCATAAACGCATCTTCTTTATCCTGATAGTCAGGAATGTTGAGCTTCTCCGCCGCGTCATAGTGTTTACGGGCAGCTTCGACGTGTTGCGCTGATTGCTGGGTAAAGTCCTGAGTCCTGCGCCCTTGCTCAGCAACAGCATTGCTTCGGGCATCCTGCGCCTTGATTAGCCATTCGTTGTTAGCCTGCGTGAAAGCAGCCTGCGCACGATTGGTGTCCCAGCCGTATTTCTCTAAAGCGTCATCAGAGAAATAGTCACTGGCGTTAGGCTGAGGTGGTAACTCCGGGTTAACCCGTAAGTTCTCCGGCAATTCACCGCGTTTTACTGCTTCAGCCTGTTGCTCAAGCTCACGTTGACGCTTGCGCTCCAGTCGCTTGGCCGCAAATCGCGCGTTAGTTTCCGGGTCTTGCTTTGGTTTTACCTCATCGTCTTTCAGGACGATCTCAAAGCCTTCTTCATGTCCTGCGTTGTCGTTGGCATTATCGACAACAGAGCCATCAGCAGATGCCGCTGCTTGATTGCCGGACGTGTTTAAGCCTTCAGTTTCCTGAATATTGATGGTGTCTTGCATGATTAACTCTCTCTTATTGAGGATTCTCGGCTACGCTGCCGGAAGGTGTGTTTTGTCTCTGCGATTGCAGGATGTTGGTGATGTCCATTCGCTTCTGGTGCGCCTGGCTATCACCCTTAAGAAGTAACTCTGCGTTGGCTCGTGCGTCGGCGGCGCTTTCGTTCTGCGCCCGTTGCATAAGGTCGAGGAACTCGCGGAATGCTGCTTGCTTATCGAGATCCATGTTGTTGAAGATTTCGGCGATCTTCGCCTGGTTGAGTTGGTTAGCGCTCTCAACCTTGGCGGCATCAACCTGCAACTGCTGCTGTTTAACCTGCGCATTAAGCAGGTCTGCCTGACCAGTGAGCAATACGCCCTGAGCCTGCAGTTGCTCAGGCGATGGCTGCTGCGGTTGCTGCTGAGCCTCCACCAACCACTGCTGCTCTTCAGGGGTTTCAGGTTTCTTAGCGCCCATCATGATCAACTGCTTGTTGGCATAATCACGCATCATCTCGACGCCCTTGCCATCCAGCAAAGTGAAGTATTGCAGCAACAGGAGTTGATATTCCGGCGTGCCCTGCGGCGTTTTGCCGAGCAATTCCAGAATCTCAGCGCGGTTCTGCTGCTTCATCGACTGGAATGAAGGTCCGACATCGGTGTAGCACTCGTAGCGGCCCCTGATGTCGTTCAGGACGGTTGTTTCGCCTGTTGCGAGGTCAACCACCTGCTCCATCAGCTGCACTTCCTTCTCGCTGCCATCTTCAAGCGTGATGGTAACGGTGCGGGGGATGTCGTAGATGTCATTGACGATCGACTGATAAATCTCACCATCACGGCGCATCGCAGTGGCAAGGTTGTCCTGGAATACGAACGTTTCCAGATCTGAGCGCATGTTCAGCTGATTGACCGTCTCGAAGGCAACCTGACCACCATTCACCGCCTCTGCATCCACGCCCAGCGTTGCCACCTCTTTCACTGCTGCGGTGGCTGCCTCAAGCATATAGGCGTTGGCCTGCGGTACTTCAGGGTTCTCCATGTAGGAGATAGGCTGAACAGGAAGATCGCCATTGTTTTCGTCGGTGCGGTTGAGAAGGTAGTATGGGAAATCATCATTTCCGTCATACATGTGCTCATAACCGGCGATCTGCTCAGGCCAGAACACTGGCTTTTTCTTCGGCGTGCGGGCGACGATGTCAGCGTTGAACGACATAATCATGTTGCGCAGGCGCTGACCGTCTTTGGTGGACCGGACTACGCCCTCATACACTTCTTTGCTTTCGACGAAGCCCCACTCACCAAAAACCGGCACGATCGGGATATGCTCGCCAGCAATCAGTTGCCTGTCCTTCAGAATGTCGGTGCAGGTGATGATGGATTTGTACACCCGGCAGCGCTCAACTTTACGCTCGGCAACCTTGACCATCCCACGATCTGCCAGGTCATCGATAACGTTTTTAATGTCGCGCTTGTAGTACGCCGACGGCGCACCAGTAATCGGATCCTGATAGATGTAGACGGTCTCTTTCTTCCGTTCCACCTCGTAGTATTCAGCGACGTGGATGGTGTCCTGAGTCAGCCAGGGGAATACCCATTCGTTCGGGCTCTGGAATGACGGGATAACATCCTCATCAAGACCATGCTCTTCAGCGAAGTTCTTCCAGCCGTCACGACTCATCGAGTGGATCAGAGTGCAGTGCCGGGCGTCTGACTTGTCCATCTGCTTGCTGTTGCTGTCCCACACCACACTGGAACATGAGGAGTGGATCGGCTCACGCAGCACAATCTGGTTATTGCTGGTCGGGCTCTGGTCTTCATATCGGGTAACACGTCGCCAGTGCCCGATACCGCATTCAATCTGCTCACGTACAGCGACATTCACCGATATCTTTGAGGCGTTATTCTGCGCGTCAGTGCGGTACATGCCCATCAGCGTGTCAGCTGCGTCAGGGCTTGCGCCATCTTTCGGGCGGTAGAGAACATCAATCGGATTCTGGCGCATCTCTGCGACCAGTTTACGCACTACCGGGCGCACAACGTCGAACTGTCCACGGTATTGCAATGTTGTGTACTGATTAAGCCAGTCATCCCAATGAGATACCCGGCAGAAGAACAGGTCATTCTTCGCCTCGGTTCTGGCTTCTTCTCCGGCTGTCCAGTCTGCGTCGAACTTGCACAGAATGCTCTCCAGCCTGCTTTCGTTGTCAGCCATTATCGTCCTCTGGGTACTGGTCTAATCGGGGCGGGGATCTTTTTGTCTTTAACAATTCCAATGTCGCCGTATCGCTTAGCAAAGCGGCGCATCATGTAGGCGTATCGGGTGGCATCAAGAAGGTCGTCACGCTTCTTAACAATGCGACCTCGATCATCGCGATGGTAGAAGTTGAACTCCTCGAACCAATCACGCAGACCAGCAAATACCTTGAAGCGGCCGGTACTCATCAGGTCATGCAACTCAAAGAGCCCGGGCTCAACCGAACGGGAGCCATCAGGCCATTGAGCGGCTTCGGGAAGCATTAAAAATCCTGCATCACTGTAATATTCCCGCTGCTGAAGGCCACTGCCCTTCTCTGTCTGCAATCCATCCTGGGGCCATGCGGTTGGTACTTTGTTAGCCCATGATTTGGTAGCGCCCCATGCCTCCGCAGGCGATGTTTTGCTGGCCTTCCATGCCTTGGTTACGTAGAAGGTTTCGCTGTCCATATCGATTGCCAGTTGAACGCGGCTTTGCGGGTGATCCCACCCGAAGTCCATCCCATCAATGACCATGTAATGCTTAGGTATCGGGAATGGCTCGCAGGTTATCGCGTCCTCACTGAAATCAAATATGCGTCCGTGACCAAGCATGGGGATACCTTTCGTACGCATGTCGCGCTGATGCGGAGGATAAGATTCGAGAAGGGCTTGCTTCGTCTCTTCAGTTAAGTGAGGCGCATCATCCCAGCCAACATTCATGCAGAATTGAGAAGCGGCTGGCGTATCAAGCAACTGAATTACCAGCTCTGTGCGCCCGTTCTCAGGAGTAAAGGTCAGGATGCCGCGGCCACCACGACCCTGATCGCCGGTAGCGGTACGGGTTAGTACCTGCGGGTAAATCGTCTGATCTTCTGGCTCCTCATCGATGTGGAACCAGTCGATATCATCCCCCATCAGAGCGTGCTGCCCTTGCGTGTAAGACCAGAATTGAACCTTACTCAGGTCACCACTTGAATGCCTGATGTAAGCAGATCGAACGGCATTCGGTGTACCGGTCATTGGTTCAGTTGCGACGATTCGATCTGGTGGTATCAGGCCGCCAGTGAACTCACCATTCACCTTTTTACCGATAATGGCGGCTTGCAACAGGTCGCGACACTTCTCGCCAGAGTAACCCAGGCACCACATAAGGGGAGCATGGTTAAAACGGTGTCCCATCCACCCATCCGGGTACTCGCCAAGAAGGTGGATAGCGTCGATATAGGTTGCGGTATCTGTCTTGCCAACACGGTTTGCAGCAATTAACGCGCACTGACGATATTCAGCAGTTGCAGCGATAAACTTACGCTGCCATGCATAACGAGTGTCGTAGTACTTCCGATATCGATAAACGCTTTCCCTTCGCTTCTTCTCCTCAAGAATATTCAGGAGCTCAAGCTTCTCCTCCCGGCTCAGACTGTGCATTGGTCAACTCCATAAGACGCTTGTCCAGTTCCTCGTCGGTGAGGTCGGTGATGGTAATTTTCTGGTCGTGCTGAACTCTGTCGCCATAACGCTTTGGCGCAAGCTTCGATGCGTACCACTTGCGGGCATCAACACGAAGACGAGAACGGGCTACGCGCTCATGATTGGTCTGCTCTCGACCATCCTCATCAACAATGACATCACCAGCGCTGTCGTCGGCAATCTCAATGATTTCCTCAGCGAGAAGCTCCGCCTGAACTTCGCGTGCGCGTGCGTACTGTTGCATAAAGTCGTCATGCCTTTGCAACCAGTACATAACAGTTCTGATTGCTGGCATTCCTGGTCGCTTACAGATTGAGCGGAGACTTTCGCCAAGCATAAGCAAGTTGCAGATGTCCTCGCCTACTTCAGGTAGGTAATCTGTAGGGCGGCCCATTTTCTTTTCTTCGGTCGCCATATCCATTCCCTCTTCAGTTATTATCAAGCGCCCCATCAGAGACGCTTTGTAATAACTACGCCAGTTCGCCGCCAGCTTTCAGCTTCGTAATGAGGCTGTTCACTTTGGTCACGATGGTATTCACTGCCGTTTGTGCGGTGGCAATGTCAGTTACCGTCTGCGCAGGGATAGCTGCTTCTGTTGCCTGCTGAAGTACGCCACCGCGGTCAGTGGTGGTAGGTGTTTTGTTGCCCGCCATAGCTGTGGTCGCCGTAGTGCCGATAGTCGGCGCGAAAGTTGACGGCTTACCTGTTACTGAACCCCAGGCGATCGGCGTGCTGGTTGCGGTGTACTTCGCTTCGAATGCCGTTTTGCTCATGTACAGCAGTTCGCCGTACTGGCTCTGGAAGATGTACCCGCCCACTACCGGCTTGAACGTGGACATGAACAGCGCGGACAGGTATTGCGACTGGTACGGGCCATCAAACGTGGCTTCTGCCGAGCCATCGACTGCCTGGTTGAGCTTATCGATAGGCAGCGCCAGAACATAGATACCGTCAGTGTCGGAGTATGCAGGCCATTGTTGGTTGATCATTACTTATCACCTTCTGTTTGCTTATCCCACTCTTCGCGGAACTTGTTCGGGTTGTTGCTGCCTTGTACTGACATGTTTCGCCTCTCTGGTTGATTGAGTGTTTTCCTGATTCATCCACCGCAGTTCAGGTTGACTGCTAATGAGGGATAACCCGCTTGTGCGGAAACCCGGTGTAGCCCGTTACTGATTAACTCCATCCACTCGCATGTAAGGAGTCCGCTATGGCGGCATGGTCTTCGTTGAGATGGAGAGACTGCGACGGGGTGAAGCTGTGGTGAAAGTGGTTCGCAACGGTCGCTACTGCTTCACGCAGTGGCTATGTCACTTGCGGCTTACCCGCCAGCAAGATTGTGATCACCGCCTTATTGGGGTTTAGCAATCTGTTCCTTGTCGGGGAAATTACTTTGGCAATACACCGCTGATGCCTGGCAGTGTTATCTGCCCGCGCTGCTCGATTCTCTCGATTCGCGCCAACAAGGCAGGCTTCTTGACCTTGCCCCATCGATTAAGTAGGCGGCCTGACATGCTGGCAACGTCCTTCTCTTTCATGTATTCGAGCATTACAGCGTTGCGCTCGGACTCATAGCTTTGACTGTGCTTTCTAAGCTCGGCGGTCATCCAGTTAAAGGCGTTGATGTAGCCCTCTTTGATGGACGCAGCCTTTGCGCCGTTGAAGCCCATTACGAGCATCACGAACCCGCTAAAATCCATCCGATAATACTTCTGCTTTTTATCGAAAATACCTAACTCATTGATTTTCTCGGAAACCCAAAAATGGGCCGTCGAAAACTCCTTTGAACATTGGATTCCCTCAAGGGCGCGAATGACATGCTGATGTCGTTTTCCGAATGCCTTTGCGATCTGAAATGTATCTGTTACCGGCTCGCCATCAGCTGCCGATATCAGCGAACGAAAATCAAACTCAGGAATAACTGACGGATTATTCATGGCGTATACCTTTCTTTGAAATGAACCCTTGCCGCAATGGAAATCAGCCCGTCGAGGCTCGCCAGCACTAACTGACTTCCTCAAGGGCTCATATCAAAGGGTTGGTTCGACTTGGTTAGAAGCGCATTGCGGGCGCTGGTTTTGGTGCATAAAAAAGCCCCGGACTATGCCGAGGCTTCGTTATCTGAGGCACTGCTGCCTGATGTAGTCCTGCAAGTAGTTAACCTGTCCGGTCACTGTTTCGATTCGCTGTCTGAGAGTGAAATAATCCCGTTCAGCGGAGTCAGTAGGTCTGGCGGTGGAAGCATCGCCCAGGCCGCCGGGTTCGGTGGAATCACCTTTTGAGCAGGTGGCGTTGAGCTGCAGCCGACGCTTGCCAGAATCAACATCACGCTGCAAGTCTTCAATGGTGCGTTTCGCATCTGCCAGCTCTCCGGTGTATTTGGCGTCAAGTGCTGCAGCATCTCGCTGGCGGTTCTGCATGTCGGCAATAATGACCAGTGCTTTATCGCGCTGGCTTTTGTAGAGCATCGCGTTTGAGCGGTAGTGATCGACAGCCCAGCACAGGCTAAACAGGATTGCAGTCACGACGGCGATGATGATTAGCGTTGCGCGGTTCATTTCTGACCCCACATGCAAACCTCGCGCTCTACCTCGCGCCGATTCATCAGTCCCGGCCATGCCTTTTTATCCTTACCCTTCCCCGCATAAACCCATGCCTTTAATCCGTCACAGGCAAGAGCGTAATTTCCCGCATTAAGGTTGCGTAGTAGTGATGAATTCTGGAAGGCATTCACGCCGACGTTGTAGCTAAAGCTGATGAGAGCCGCTTTCTGGTATTCGTTAGCTGGGACTTTAACGGAAAGCTCAACTGAGCGAGCGAATGGCTGCAGGTCTTTATCCAGAATCGCTTTGCATTCGGCATGCGTGTACGTTTTGTTCTTGATGATGTCTGCGCCTGTGTGGCCGTAGCAAACGGTCAGCACCCCGGCGACATCGTAGTACGGCGTATAGCGAACGCCTTCAAGATCAGTGAGCATTGTCCCGGCGATGGCAACCGCTCCAGCGCCAGTCATGCCTAATAGCGCTTTTCTCAGTGCTGGATTCATCGTTACTCGCCTCGCGCTTCTTTGCGCCTGTCTTCTTTGATTTTGAAATAGAGGTTTGTCAGATATGTAAGAAACCCGAATACCAGGCTTCCAATCACACCTATTGCCGCCCACTGGGATGGACTTACTTTATCCGTCAGCTGTAGCAGCCAGTATCCGGCGTTCGTTCCCGATGCACCGTAGGCAATGCCAGTTGTTAGTTTGTCCATGCGATACATGCTCTTCACCTCCCGGTTAAGGGCTGTGCTGTGTGTTTGTTTGAAGGGAAAAGTGAATGCGCAGATAGCGCTAAGTGTTTTTGTTTTGCGCTCACCCCGTTACCGCGATTCGCTACGAGGGGAATGAGGGTGTTCCGGGGTTTGGGATGAACGCAAAACAAAAAAGCCCCGGACTATGCCGAGGCTTATTTTTTCTTCGCTATAAACAACAAGCGGAATTACCACTGTTAGGAAGTTTAACCACAGGTTCGGGAAAAGTAAATAGCTCACGATAACTTTGTGAGCTATTTTATTTTTCGCTATTTTGTTGCTGTCTTCAGCGCACGGTCTGCGTAAGCCTCCTGGATATCCAGCTCAAGCGATAAATCATCGTAGAACGGCTTCACGCTCTTCTTCCATGTATCCAGTGAAATGCTTTCTGTTATCTCACAAACGGCGTTGTGGGCGTCTGTAGAAGGTATACGCTCATAACCCCGGCCATTGCAGCGCTTGCAGTTTCCGATTACTGGAACTCCTTGCTCCTTTGTCAGCTTTTCATCCATCGACTTGCCACGCCCCTTACAGTCATTGCATGCCGTGCTGATAAACCCTTTACCTTTGCACTTATGGCATAACACCCTGGAGGTCTCTTTGATTTCACGACTTCCCCATCCTGTGGTTTTCATCGTGAACACTTCTACATCTATAAACCCGGTGCCGCTGCAGCAATCACACTCCCTCGTACTGGCCGCGCTGCGGGAATAATCCGCATATGCGTAAATTGCGAGGATTTGCATTACTGCTGGTTTAATCTCAGGGCTAAGTTTCCTAAGTGCTGGAACTTTGTCGCAGTTATCAAGAGCATGTTGTGTCAGTAGTCCAATAGCTTTCTCACGGTCATTGCTACTGACACCCATTTTTCCCATGAATGCCGAAAACCCCATCGGCGCTCTACTTTGCACCATCCCCTGAGCAGCCATAACATCCGTTCCCGTAAGGCTGTCAGTTTCAGTCGCTCGCGGGGAGTCGCTCCATTGTGATGTCTTGGCAAAGTGGTATTTGAGTCCGTTTTCAAGGTTCATCTAGACATCCTCCAGAGCATGTAAGGCCAAAACAAAGCTGCTCCAAGCGCCGCTAGTGTCAGGTGATTTTTAAATCCCAACTCCTTCTGCCTGGTGTGCGACCACTCGGCCATCATTCCGGCCATGAATGCGTAGAAAATTGCTAAAGCGGTTATCATGCTACCTCCGGATCAGGCTTGTTATCACCCAGGCGATTGATCACATCACGACGCATCGACTCCAGTCTCTGTCGGGTTTCATCGCTGCACTTCAGCGCTTCGTCTAGCGTCTGAAGCATCTCTCTGTCTTTCTGTCTCTGTTGAGCCAGAGCTATGTTGGTTACGCTGCACATAGTGATTTCTCCATGGCCTGCTTATGGCTGAGGTATGCCCCGCCGAAGCTGATCAACACGCTCGCTTTCACGACTGACTTTTCTTCGTTGCACCACCGGCAGAACCAATTAACCGCACCCTGAATTTCCTGCTCGATTTGGCCGGGGCTCTCAAGGTGAATTGGGTAAACTACGTTATCGAAAACTGCTGCCGTTTCGCATGGGTAGTGAATGGTTGTCATGCTGCCTCCATGTATCTCTTGCGTAGTTTTTCGTAATGACGAGCCCGCCGCGTGAAGATGGACTTAACGCGCTTCAGGTAGTCGATGTTGAACTTTCGTGGGTTGTTGTCGCTCTCGATGCGCTCAACGCGCTCTAAGCCTATTTTTTCGATGAGGTTGATGCGGAACGGGATGAGATTGCCGGATAGCTCCCTGTTGCATCGTACGCAGCCAGAATGGATATTGAAGATATTGAAGCGTAAGTGTGATGCCGAGCCGCGAGAGCGATAGTGGCTTGAGTCCACCGCCCCTCCCCTTACTCCGTAGACCAGTGGCTTTCCGCAAGCTATGCAGGGGTTGCCATAGTCACGCCAGTAAATGAACCGGTTAACCGCTATCTGAGCTTCTTTGTTCCAGTCGGAAGCAGTCTTCAGCTTCTCTTTCCTGGCCTTCAGCTTAATGCGGTCTTCTTTGTCTTTTTTGGCTTGCTCAACCTGCTTTGCGTGAGAGATTGCGCAGGGTATTGAGCATGTTTTCTGGAGTGAGTTTCTGGGGGTGTATTCTTTCTGGCAGGCTTTGCATTTCTTGGGCTTCGGTGGCTTATGCCTGTCAGCCATTAAACCACTCCTCATACTCGGAATCAGGAATGCGTTCGCCAACTATCTCCAGCTGACGGTCTCGCCGGTCATTGATTGGGTCGGCGTCAATTTCCTTTGCCTTGGCAGCGAGAAATTCAGCAGCCTTCAAATACTCATCTTCACGAAAATTCCCGTAGCACATACCTCCAACGCACACGCGCCATACAGTTCGCTTTTTCTCTGCCCTCTTTGACTCGATGAGCTGAGAAACGAACTCGCCCAGGCTTTCGAGCTGTCGCAAATCCAGCCCCCTAATACTTTCCCGATCAACCATTGGCTATCTCCTTCTTCCCGGTTTCAATGTACGCATCACTCGCGCACTCGTTACAGCAGTGCACTTCGTCATCATCAAGCACCCTGGCACAACCAGCACATAGACCAGCTGCTGTGTTGCTGTTGCGTTCGTATGATGTGGTTTCAGATGGGGTTAGCATCACCGCGGCACCTCAACTTCCTTCCCAGAATCAATCATCAAAGCCCGGTTAATTCTCTGGAAAGCCCACTCAAGCTCACGTTTTGCTGCCATCACGACATAATCCTTCCCGGACTCGTTATATTGGTGATATTTGCTTAGCTCCTTCTGCGCTTGGCTTACATCCCATTTGGCTGCCTCAAGTTCTTCTTTCACAGTTGAAAGGGTCATGCTGATTTCCTCGATTTAACCCGCAGCCAGGAATTTCTCCCTATTAATAAATCCTGATTTGTAACTCCGAACTCTCCATGAGTAGAATTAACGGCCTCATCATAGGCTGCCGCCGCCTCTTCCTTGGTAGGGAAGTAGCCAAGATGCATTTTTTCTCCATTGACTTTAATTTGTGCCGTCCACTTTCCAGTCCTTTTATAAAGAGAAATCCCTTTGTATCCATGAGGATTTAATGGGTTGATTCCTTTATTTCTGCAGTTTTCTCCTTGGGTTACCTCTCTTAGATTTGATATTGAGTTATTGCCTCTATCCCTATCTACGTGGTCAATATTTTTACTTGGCCAATATCCGTAGCTAATCGCCCAGCAAATCCGGTGGCAATAATACTTTCGACCATCGATTCCTATCCTTTTATAGCCTGCGCCATTTTTCGCTGAAGCCTCTTGCCCCGCCTTAGCTCTCCCGTAATCAACTTTCCATATTAAAACTCCTGTGGCAGGGTTATATGAAAGTAATTCTTTTAACTTTTCGATGCTTATTTCGATCATTTTCTCGCTCTCATTCTTATTTTTCTAATGCCGGATAATCGGCAAGAATGGTCATAAGTTTTGATTTCGGATGGGAGTGGTTCGGGCTTGCGTTTACTGCGGTGTCGGACGTTGAAGATGAGGTTGTCGAGTGCTTTCTGGGTTGGGCTTCGTGTTCGCTTCATCCCGCCCTCCCGGTCCGTTGAGCCATTTCATATTCCCGGCGAGAGTCATCACTCCACCGGACGTTTCTTTCCGATCCGAACCAGAACATGATTTCGATAAGCTCCGTCATGTTCGCTTTCCTCATTTTGCTGGTACGAACTCCAAACAAGACCACTCCACCATCAATACCGGGTGCGCTTCGCTGCTTTTTGTCTTTTGTTTTAAGCCAGAGAGCAGTGAAGATGTCCTTCCAGTCAGACTCATCGTATCGTTGACCATGCCAAAGAACTTGCCGAGAAACGTCCTGTAGCATTGGCCACATACGGTCGTTCTGCGCTTTGGTTCGCTTGGGTTCTTTGACGTGGATTTCGTGCGGTGACTTTTCGTCGATTGGAAGAGAAAGAATTGAGTCTATGGCTGTATTTCGTATGGCTTCATTTCTGAGGAAAAACGTTTGTTTCTCCATCCCCTTCTCCTTTAACGGTTATCCCGACCTTGCCAAGGGTTCGCTTTATCTCTGTCATCCAGACTGCATCATCGCCGCAGTCGTGCGGAGAGAAAGTATCAAAATCCCACTCTTCAACAACGAGCGCTGCTCTGCTTTTCTGCCATCCCCACCACGCATAGTTCATGAATTGATTCGCATAGTCATCGCCATCGCGAGCCATATTCCCCTCCGCCTGAGGCCACCACTTAACCAATTCTGCTTCGAAAGCTTCTCTTGATTTACTTTCCATATCCCCTCCGTTACAAAAATAATTTTTCGTATTCGCCAGCAAGGCGCTTTCTTCTTTCCCTTTGATATAAATCCCATAGCGCCTGCATCGTTCTGAATCTGGGGCGGAACTGAAGCTCTTTATCGACATAATTTCCGTTTATGTAATGGAGATTCCCAAATGCATACCACCGATTAGATATCCATATGCTCATCAAATCATTGCCATGCTTAATTTCTATCGTGTGTTTCCCAGCCTCAACAACTTCACCATTAGTGATTGCCTCATGAAGTCGCCTGTCCCAATCATATGAAAATGGTTTTTGATACATACCGAAAACTGTGTTGCCAATGTGTTTTAGTATTTCACTCACTTATATCCCCTCCAGTAAGGCCGTGGCCGGTTAGTTTTCGAGTTTGTGCGGGAAGCTGCGTCTGAATTGTCCAAGACCCCGATATGAAAGACCTGAGTAATCACCGGCGCGGGTGAATACAACAGTGTGGCCACCGCCCGATGCCCTGATGTCATGAACAGTCACCGACATATCTGCCGAGTGATTTACGTCCGAGACATAGCGCTGGTTAATCATTTCTGCTCGCTGTTTGCTGTTAAGGCTCACTTCTCTTTCCTCCCGGCAGCACAAATAAAAAAGGCTGCGATGATGGTCAGCAGCCCGGAAAATAGTTCAGCGGTGTAGGGGTTCATGGTTTTTGCTCCTTCGACTCGTATCTCGCTGCGCAGATTGCCCCAGAGGCGATAAGCGCGGAAAACTTCAGAAGCTTGTCAACACCGGGGGTTGCAGTCACTCGCTTATGCCAACTCCTGTCCTTCCCCGCATAAGTGTCGATAACTTGATAATCCTCCATCTTGAGGTCATTTCTGTTCACAGCCTCACGCCTTCAAGCATCTTGTTAATCTGATTCATTGCCAGCATTCCTCATTGTTTCGCTCAGGCCAGGTAAGCCACACGTAGCGGTATACGAATGGGATAAACTCGTTGAAGAATGCCTCCCATTGTGACTTCTCGAATCCGGTTGCTTTATCAACCATCACTTCGAGTGGGTGGCGTCTTTTTGGTGGACGAGTAACGCCAGTGAGCCTTTCAAACTGCTCAATAAGATCCTGCTCATCAAGGCACCTATCGACCAGAGCCGCAAATCGTGGGTTGGTTAGTAGTTCATGCATGGCTTCGTTCACTCTGCGCCCTCAAATTCACGGCACATTTCGTCTAACTCCCTGAGCGTTAATCCAAGCGCTGTTGCGATCAGTTGCCTCGCTGCCGGGCTTGGTTCGTCCTGTGAGATAAAGTTATTGAATTGCCATACTGATAATTTCAGTCTGGTTGCAATGGTCTTCCGTTTGATTCCTCTTGCGTCCATGTGGCTTTTCACAACAGATTCAACAGTGGACATCAGAATCCTCCCTTGCGTTGGTTTTTGGTTGATTCCCGGTCAGCAATTCGGCGCTGCGCCTGCATCTGGTCAACGTCATACAGAATGCCGTTGCGCTGCTCTGCGTAGATTGTGCCGGTAGATCCGTGCCGGTTGAGACGTAGGAGTAGCTCTGTCTCGTTCTCAGACACAGCTTCGTTGTCCTCTGCCTCGCGGTAAATGCCAAGCCAGTAATCGCAGTCCTGCTCAATCTGACCTGTAGAGCGTGAGTCGCTAGGTAGTGGACGTTTGTTAGCTCTACCCTCTGATCCGCGATTAAGCTGCGTCAGAAGCACCACAACACAGTTAAGCTCTTTAGCCAATACCTTGAGTCCTTTGGTGATGATTCCGTAAGCCTGAGCCTCTGTGTCAGCCTTCTCAGCAGTCATCAGTGTCAGGTAATCGACCAGTATCATGCCAATCTGCCCGCGTTCTCGCTTGATGCGGCGTGACTCTGCAACGATGTGAGCCAGCGAAAGCCCCGGCGTGTCGTCGATGAAGAGATTGTCCTTGTCGGCCAGTTCGCTACCCTTCGCCAGCGCCATTGCGAATTTTGTTTCCTCGTAGCCGTTCTGGTAGAAAACATTCGAGTTAACCCGGCTGTGCTGGGACACGATACGTTCTACCATCTGGTCTTTTGGCATCTCAAGGCTGAAAGCTACCGTTGGAAGGTTTTCAACCAGTGCACAGTGGATAGCCATTTTCTGGTAGACGGTCGTGTTGTGGGTTACGAGATAATCATCAGTGACGTACAGGTGGCGCGGATGAGAAACCATAATGCACAAACACTCTTCTGCCGGAATCTCCACTACCGACCTAACGCCTACCCCTCGATTCCCTAGTCGGTTGATTCCCAAATTTTCTCGAATTCTTGGTGATTCAATCCTGCTGATAATCACATCAGGTAACTTAAGGCTAACCATTTGAGCATCCATTCCTGTACGAGTTTCGCCTTTGTAGGTATAGGATATGTCGGTTCTCATGGTTTCTTTTGCCGTGCCACCAAGAGAATGCACTAATCTCACAACCCCTTCTGCTAGTTTTTTGCTAGACGAAGAGAAGCGAATGCTGCCAAATTTTTCTACCCAACCATCCGTTTCAAGTAGACCAGTCAGTACTCCTATTCGAGTCTCTTTATCTGAAGAAAATACAAAATCCGGTATATGTTTCTGGCATGCTGACTTTCCGAACAAACCGAGATCTCTTATTTTTTCAATTAATGGATTTTTCTTCCCTTTCTGATTGCTTATCAGGTAGTCGTTTTCTCCTGTTTTAACCATGCGAAGAGGGTGAACACTTTCCTCCATTCTACTTAGAACATAGCGCTCAGAATTCGTAAATTTAACGCCACTCATGAGCGATCCGTCCCCAAGTAATGCGCCAAGCACCCACCCGTCGATTTGCTCTTGGCTCTTCCCGAAGTCGCCTGAGACAGATGGCACGCACAAGCGACCTTGGTATCTAGTTTTTTCTAGCATCTGCTGAAGCTTCTCGGTATCAACGGTTCGGCTACCTTTAAACTTGGATGAGCTAATTTCCCATAAGTGAGAATCTGCTGCTTTTGCAGTTCTTCCGTCTTCAAAGGTGATTTCAAACATCCGTCTTACGCCTTGCGGGAATATGCCAGTAACTACAGATGACCGCCCATCTACAGACGCTATTTTTTGACCCACTTGGATCTCCCCATGAGTCGTCCACGTCCCATCGCTGAGAAGGATTTTCGATTCCATCGGCATGGCTTTCCCCATCTTTGGCCTTGCACCGATAACGAATAGGGATCCGCGAACAATGCGTTTCGGCTCCAGCATCTCATCTAGCGCTTCAATGCCAGATGTAAGACCCAGAGATGCAGTGTTACCTTCAAGTCGCTCTCCGACCTTGTAAGTCCACTCGTTGAAGGCGTCACGGAATGACACAAGGCCACGATGACTGCCAGACCTTGAACGGTCATCGACATTCATCGCCATCGTCTGGAATGCTTCAAGCTTTTGCGCTGTGGTCATACCTGAGCGGGTGTAAAGCACCTCAAGGATGCGATTTGCCTGCTCAATAGCCATGCGCTCTGTCGAGGTGTCTTTGACCCGGTTAGCGTAAGCCATGACGTTTGCAGAGCTTGGAGTGTCACGGGATAACTCTGCCAGATATGCAAAGCCGCCAATGTCATCAACCTTTCCAGAAGCCTCTAGCGAGGAGTGAACAGTCAACAAGTCAATGCTCTGATTGCTGTTGTTCATGCTGCGCATGGTCTGGTAGATAACGCCGTGCTGGCGGTTGTAAAACATCTCGCTGGTCAGGAAAGAAAAAACGCGCTGAACGTTATCGCTCCGCGCGTCTATCAAGACTGCCCCCAACACAGCTCGCTCGTCCTCATAGCTGTTTGGCGGTAATTTGTAGTCATCGGTCATCCCGATCTCCTTCTCGAACCTGAGCATAAAGCTCGGAGTTCAAAATAAATTCGTAGTTACGCTTCTGCCATGTCTTCCCGGTTTTCTGGTCATGGCGTTGTTCAAACATCCATCGGCATGAGGTATGGAGATATTCCAGGTATTGCCTGAACGCCGACATGCCAAACGGCTCATTGTCACCAAGCTGCTTAGCAATGGGCTTGGCTTCTCGCCAGAACTTCTGGATCAGCGTTTTTCGCTTAGGAGTAAGCGCATTCCATCCTCGTGCATCAGGAACACATTCTCGCAGTGCCTGCCAGACTTCCTCACATGATAATCGCGGTGTTTTTTCAGACTGTTTTTCTTCGGCTGAGGCGACATACTTACTACCGTTAGGTAGTAAGTTATTTAAGTATTTATTATCTGTGGTAATTTGCTGGTAATCTGCTGGTACAGATTCCATTGCAGCCGTTGTTACATCTGGCTTTGAGCTGGTAATTTGCTGGTAATCTGCTGGTACATAATTTGACTGATAATCATCGTATTTCAGCAAGGTAAAAATGGAAAACTTACCGTGAGAAACCCAGTCAACCATGCCCAGTTTTTGATACTTCCTGAGCAGATATTGAACGCGGTCAGGTTTTAGTCCCGTCTCGAATGCCAGCGTGTTTCTGCCACTCAGTAATTGCCCACGATTTACCAAAATCTCACCGAGATCGGTTAAAACCATCTCTGAAGAGTATTTGGCTTTAAGTATCAGATGTACCCACAAGTGAGCCGCTTCAGGATCCTTGTAGAACGGCACATCCATAATTTTACGATGCAGCAAGGCAAACCCCTTACCGGCGCTTTTCGGTGTTTCTTGCTGCTGCCTGGCGAATCTGGCTTCAGCAAGATTGCTAACGTTACTCATGAACCGCTCCCACTACGAAAAATTCGTAGTATTTCGTTGAACTGTTCTGCTTCGAAATCCTCTTTCATCAACGACTCAAGGAATTCATTGGGGATGATTGAGTAACCGTCCTCTTTTGGAAGAGAAGCGAGTAGAGACCTTGCCTTGGCCTTGTAGAGCTCAATTTTCGCTACATTGGCGAAAGTCTTTGCCATTCGCTTATCCATGCCCTGAAGGAATCTTGCCCGCTTCACTTCTGTGTGTGGTTCTTGTTGGTAATACGGCTTGTTTCGCATATACTTACCTCAGAAATTTAGTGTGATTTGTGAATCAGCCTCGGTTGCCGCCGGGGCTTTTTTCTTTCCTGCAACCTGCTTAATTTCCTGCAATACCCGTCCAATAGGACTCACTTCAACCGCCATCCTGGCTATGCAGAAAACTGTGGCGATATCACGCCAGTTCATGCGACTTACCTTCGATTCATGCCATCCAGCAAGCTCTGCAAAGGTTCTGCCGGTAAGCTGTGACAGTGTGATCAGAAGGTCTGTCTCTGCGCGGTCAATCTCGCGAGGAGTTGGTTTGCTGTAGTTTGCGTGTTCCATTTGTGATACTTCCCTTAGATAAATGAGTTACGTGACGAAGCCGTAGCGGTCGCCATATAGATTTGTAGTCTTTTGGATTACTGAGCTTCTTCAGCTCGGGATGTGTAAAGAGCGGGGTTACTTATGCGGCTTTGCCGTTTTTGGTTCCGTACTGCAACCAAGCGGGGTCGCAGTTAAGTGCCATTGCTATCTCAAATAAGAATCTAGGTCTTTTTGTGACCCCAGCTTCAATTAGCTGAATGGATTGCTGTCTAACGCCAGATTTTTTTGCCAACTCGGTCTGGGTCATATTCAGCGATACACGTTTCTTCTTGAGGCGTTCAGACAGAGTTTGCATATTGCCTCCTTCAACAAACTTTCTTGTATTTTCATACAATCTATCTTGTTTGTCAATTACAGGATTTCTTGTAAATATTGGAGGAAATTACAGAGGTGGATTATGAGTATTTCTTCAAGGGTAAAAAGCAGGCGAGCGCAGCTTGGAATGAACCAGGTAGAGCTAGCTCAAAAGGTTGGAACCTCTCAACAATCAATTGATCAGGTTGAGAATGGTAAGACAAGACGACCGAGGTTTTTGCCAGAACTTGCTTCAGCCCTCGGTGTTAGCGTTGATTGGCTATTGAAAGGCTCACCAGATTCGAACATAACATATGTTGGTCCAAATGAACCCAAAGGAAAGTACCCATTGATTAGCCTTGTTAGTGCCGGATCATGGTCAGAAGCTTGTGAACCATACAATCTTAAGGATATTGAAGAATGGTATGACACTGACGTTCACATGCTTGGGGATGGATTCTGGCTGCGCGTAGATGGCGATTCTATGACATCACCAGTAGGTCAAAGCATTCCTGAGGGTCATATCGTCCTCGTTGATACGGGAAGAGAGGCTGTTAATGGCAGCTTGGTAGTTGCAAAGCTCATGGATGCCAATGAGGCAACATTTAAGAAGCTGGTTATTGATGGCGGACAGAAATACCTTAAGGGCCTTAACCCAGCATGGCCGATGACCCCTATAAATGGCAACTGCAGAATCATCGGGGTCGTGGTCGAGGCAAGGGTGAAATTTGTATGAAAAAAAACATTCTACTCTTTGCCCTGCTCTACATACCTTCGGTAGTTTACGCCAATTGTTGGGTGGTATCGGGGCTTCAGGGGAAGTCGGCATTTAGCGGTGATGACTATGCGTTTATTGATGATGCAATGTCTGGAGCTTCCTTCAAGCTAAGCATTGATGAGAGAGGTGGCTCGCTGACCAATATGAATGGCGCTCCTATCTCAGAAATCAATTACGTTCCCATATCAAGAAACACAATGATTGGTCACTTCCAAGCAGGAGGTGGTGTTACTGTAGAGACATGGTCTGTGACCACTGATCTGAAGGTTTTATACTCAAAAGTCATGAACATTCCTGGCATGAACAAAGTGACATCGACAAAGGCTTTTGTTGGCACAGTTACTGGAACCTGCGATAAGTAATTACCTCTCCTAATACAAATAAAAACAAACTATTTTCCGTTAATAAACAACGGAGTTTGTTTTTCTCGCCCATGAATACAATATTTCTTGTTTACAACATACAATCTTTCTTGTAATTTTATCCCATCAGCAGGACGCACTACTCACCAGGACGGTGAATGCTCATTAACAGATAGCCCTGAAAAAGGGCAAATACACCGAAACAGTTTGTTTTGGAGATGGCGTGAATTGCAGCTCGTCGAAGCAACCAGAAGATAAGCATCTGGCGCGCCATCTACCTAAACACACTGACAGGAGGATGTATGGACTCACAAGCACGTCGCCGCGAACGCCGCGCAGCTAAACAGGCTGAATGGAAAGCTGCTAATCCCCTGTTAGTGGGAGTAAGCGCAAAGCCACAGCGCCAGGTGTTGACGCTGAACAGAAAGGCTATGAGCCGCGTTGAAAAGGCAGTGGAAACAGAAACCGAATACATGAAGCAGATTGTGGCTGCATCTTCTGCATACACAGGACCGGATTTTGACACCGGCTGCTGCCTTCCAGAAATATCGCTCTATCGGGCGGGATATCGTAAATCTGAAAATGTTACAGCGAGGTAATTATGCAACACAATGCTATGGAAGAGTTTCGAAAAAAACTGGGCGAATTTTTCTACCCTTTCCTTGGAAATGTAGAGCTGGGAAATATTTCTGCATCGGAAAACATCAATAACCTGATTGATGCATTCATTATTTTCAACGAGCGCGGATATTTCAGGGCGCCTAATTCAGATTGTGATGCAGTGAAGCATGGGCAAATGATACCCCAAAAAGGTAAGCCAGAAGCTGCATCGGGTGGGCTTACTGAAAAACAAGCCAGTGGAGATAAAAAGAGCGTCCTGTATCCTAATCTAACTGACTCGGAGGTTTCGACGCTCATGTGGACTATTAGCTGCATGGTATCAGAGGAGGTTAGAGCACTGCGCTCAGAAGTTTATCGACTGCTTCTTGCCTCGCAGAAATAGTCTTTTCTGACTCCGCGCTACCATAGGCATTCAAATTACTTACAGCCTGAATGATATTTGCTTTTACAGTGAATTTCTTCTCGGCTGGTAACTCTCTGAGTAACTGGGTTACTGCAAATCTCAAAACATCATTTTCAGCAGCAAGTCTATCAAGCTGGCTAGAGATGTTAGCAATAATCATGTCGTTAACAGAAGACATACATATATCCTTTTTTGACTGTGGAATAACCAGTCTATCCATTTCCTTTGACTGTGGAAAGCAAGGAAACCACCGAGCCTGATGTGGTTAAAAGACAGGCACATGAATATATCGGTTTCGCTCTATCGGGCTGGGCATAGAAAGACATTAACGGTAACGGCCAGATAAACATTAACGCCACCTTCGGGTGGTTTTTTATTGCCTAATTTTAAGGAATGACAACATGAGTAAAGTTCTTGTACTCCGCACCTGCGCTGCTGATATGTCAGCTTACGGCGGCTTTATCTGGCCTCGTTCTGGCTTTATAGAAGCTCCAGATTGGAAGCCACAAGCAGAATGTGGAAACGGTCTTCATGGCTTGCTATGGGGTGAGGGTTCAGCCGGTTACTTAAGTGATGCCGAAGATGCAAACTGGATGGTGTGCGAAGTTGAAGAATCTGAAATCGTCGATCTGGAAGATAAAGTGAAGTTTCCAAAATGCAACGTGGTGTTCTGCGGCAGCAAATCAGAGTCCATTGCTTATCTGATGGAAAACGGCGGTCGTGGTTATGCGATCGTACACAGCACCCTGACCGGTGGCGATGGCAGCACCCTGACCGGTGGCGATGGCAGCACCCTGACCGGTGGCTATGGAAGCACCCTGACCGGTGGCAATCGCAGCACCCTGACCGGTGGCGATGGCAGCACCCTGACCGGTGGCGATGGCAGCACCCTGACCGGTGGCTATGGAAGCACCCTGACCGGTGGCGATGGCAGCACCCTGACCGGTGGCGATGGCAGCACCCTGACCGGTGGCTATGGAAGCACCCTGACCGGTGGCAATGACAGCACCCTGACCGGTGGCAATCGCAGCACCCTGACCGGTGGCGAGAATGCAACGCTGATCGTGAAACGCTGGAACGGCAAGCGATACAAGATGCACATCGCTTACGTAGGCGAGGATGGGATAAAACAAGGCGTGAAATATCGCCTTAACGACGAAAATGAGTTTGTAGAGGTCGCAGAGTAAGCGGCCTTTTTTATTACATACAGTTAACAGAGGTGAGAGATGGAAACAGGCGGTCCAGCATTCCCTGAGTTGGGAAATGTCGCATACAACAGTGAATGGAGCAGTGAGTCCGGCATGACGCTGCGTGATTACTTCGCAGCTAAGGCTATGGCATCCATTCCCCTGTCACTTAACTCAGGAGAGCAGCAGGTAATTTCCCTTGCAGCATATGCGCAGGCCGACGCAATGCTCAAAGCCCGTTCGGCGCACAACTAAATAGAGGGTGAGGATATGGAGTGGATTTCATGCAGCAAACAAATGCCAGAGGAAGGAGAATACGTGATTGTCGCTACTGACGACACAACCTGGGTTGAAACGCACTTTGTCGAAGATGACATGATTTCAGGGGAAAGAATGTGGTTTTCAGCCAACGCAGACGCCGAGGCGAGGCCGCTACATGCTTTCACTCACTGGATGCCCCTTCCCCCACCACCCACAGAGTAACTGAACCGCCCCGGAAATCCTGGAGACTAAACTCCTTGAGAAAGAGGCAAACAGGATGACTAAAAATACGCGTTTTTCCCCTGAGGTCCGCCAGCGGGCCATCCGTATGGTTCTGGAGAGTCAG